CTTCTTTAGGTAAAAAATCTTGAAAATAAAAAAATTTATCTTCTATACATTTCATTAATATCATAACTATTTACTACCACAACAATCTCTATCTTGATCTTTATTGTATAAAAAACAATTGATGCTGTATCTAGTGCCTTTAGTTATTTTTTTAGTTCCATGAATAAAAATAGGTTCTGCTGGAAACATAACAGAATCTCCTGTTTTTAAATCATATAACTCTTTGCCAGAAAAAAAACTAAACTCCCCTCCTTCATAATCTTCATTTAAATTTATAGTGCACGCAGCCCTGTTTCTTTTGTTAACATCTAAATGATCTAAAATTTGTTCTCCTTCTTGATATCTCATAACTCTAATATTAGCGGTTGTAGTCCACCAAGAATTACCAATAACAGGTGTAATCTTTATTTTTAAAAATTGAGTATAATTTAAAATCATCATTTCAATATATCTAAAAGCTAAATTTTTAGCTTCTTCTATTTCTGAATTGTTTTGGTATAGTTTTGATAGATCTAAAGATTTAAAATTATCTAGTTTATATGCCGAACCTTCGTTTATAATATGTTTAGTGCTTGCTTCTTTTTGAGTTTTCTCAATATTTTGTTTAAATAAATCTATAAAATAATTACACACCTCTTTAGGCATGATATTGTTTTTTCTGTATATTAAATCTTTTACTTTTAAATCCATCATTATTTTTTAGGTAATAAAAACCAAGAGGTCATTAAATATTTTTCACCTTTCATAGGTTGGTTTCCTCTATGCACATAAGGAAAGCCAGCAGGAAAAACAACTACTCTTCCTTTTTTTGGTTTAATTCTCATTGCTTGATTTAAAAATTCTGTTTCACCACCTTCTTTTACATCATTTAAATAAACAGAAAAAACTAAAGCTCTAAAAGCAGAATCCATAGACGCACCGTGTTCAAGATGCCAAACATGATAACCTTCTGTAGGCAATGTCTTTTGAATTTTTATGTAAGTATATTCAAAACTAGGTACATCATAAAATTCTTTTATAGATGTATGTTTAGAATAATGATTCATAACTTGATCTATATTTAACATAATTGGTTTAAAACGTGTTGGCCATTCAATACAAGACTGAATGTCTATGGCTTTGTCGTTTTTTTTATCTTTAGTAGTATTCTCTATTAAAATTCTATCGTAAGTTTTTTTTAATTTTTCTTTTTCATTAAATAAATCTATAGCGTCATTACACTGAGAGTCTGGAATATATCCATCATATACTCCTATGAAATTTTCTATTTTACTTTTTCTTTTTTTCATATTCTTTCGCTAAAAAATCCAATCGACATAACTATTCTTGGGCTAATACCTATAACTTTATGTTTAACACCTTTTGGAATATAAATCAAATCTCCTTTGGAGATTTTGTAATCAATTATTTTATCATTAAAAACTTTATAAATCATGTTACCATTTAACCCTATAATAAATACATCTTCTTCATCAGTGTGTGGTATACCTGCTTGAGATACAAAACTTAAAAACAAATCAATATTGTTTTGTTCATGATGTTTATATTTAAATGTTTTATTTAAAAAATCAAATAACACTTTAAATTCTTTTAATAGATTCATTACTTCACGTATTTGAAAAACATCTTTTAAATTATTGTAATTTGATTTTGAAATAACTTGTAAATTATTTTCTTCAATTAAATCACTAATTAAATTAAAGTCATATGGTCTATTTAAAGATACAAAATTTTTTACAAATGTAACTTTGTTTTCTCTTATAGATTGTATTTGATTTTTATTTAGTAGCATCTTTCGGTGTATATAAATATTTTATTTTTGATTCTGTGCAAGTAAAAACAGCATCTTCATATGTTTCAACAATAGGATACCCGTTTAAATTAAAAGAAGTATTTAACAACAAAGGCACTTTTGTTTTATCATAAAATAGTTTTATTAAATCGTAGTAATTTGGGTTTTGTTTTCTTTTTAAAGTTTGAAACCTACAGGTGTTATCAGCATGAACACATGCAGGAACTTCATCTATTGCTTTTTGTTTAGCATCTATTGCAAACGTCATATAAGGTGATTCATCAAGTGTATGCATATCTAAATAGTCGTGTCTATGTTCATATAATATAGTGGCTGCAGTCGGTCTCCACCATTGCCGTCCTTTTTGTTTATTTACTATTTCTTTTGCATTTTTATTTCTTGGATCAAATAACATAGAACGATTACCCAAAGCTCTTGCACCCCATTCAGAGTGACCTTGAAATATAGCAACTAATTCTTGCTCTAATAATTTTTCTATTACTTCTTCTTTAGTTGTTATAATTTGCATATTGATAAGCGGCTCCTATTGCTGTTCCTCCATCATACGGTACTGGATCTACAAAAAAATTTAATTTTGGAAAGTGTTTTACAAGTTTAAAATTATTAGAACAATTTAAATGATACCCTCCAGATAGTATTATGTTCTTACAATCACTATAGGTTGTAGCTTTTTTAATTAATACAATTCTTTCCTCTAGGGTTTCTTCCTGTGCTTTGTTAGCTATTTCTAAAACATCTTTGTCTATATTTGTACCTTTGTCTTTATATGCAGCTACACCCATTAACTGACCTTCTTGATTAGGACCAAAACCAGCTTGATTTTTATATCTTTTGTATTTTAACCCTGCCCATAATTTATTACTACAAAGTAAATCCATATAATTATCTTGAGTAAGAAGTCTATGTTTGAAATTTAATTCACAAGGTATTTGATTATAGACTTTAAAATAGTCTGTGTCGATATTAGAAAAATGTTGATATAAATAATTAACATTTTTTTTGTCTACATAAAAAATAGATTCTAATGCTTTAAATTGATGTCTCGGAGGATTTAATCTTTCACCTCCCCCATCACAAACAACTCCTAGTGCTTCATTAAAATTACTAAAATAAAAACCACTCAATGCATGGTGAACATGATGTTGAGTATAATAAAACTTAACCTCTTTACATTTTATTTTTTTTAAAATATTTTCTATATGTGCTTTTTCTAATAATATTTCTTCAGCACCAAACGAAGAAATAGCAACTGCATCAAAAACAATGTTTTTAAATTTATCTAAAGATAAATAATTGTACTCGCCTAAAAAAGGATGTGGTGGTCTAAATCCTTTATCTTTATTAAATCTATCTTCTTCGTAGTATTCTTTTAAAACATTATTTTTAAAATAAGCAAAAGAACAATTATGTGAAAAATTTACTCCTAATACTTTCATTTAATTATCCTTCTTTTAATCCTTGTGATATAAAACTAACATAACCTGTAAGTAAATATCTATCCTTGTTTTCTAAACAAACCTCTCCCTTATGTGTGTGAGTAAAGTATGCTGGAAATATAGCCACTCTTCCTGTTTTACTTATTATTTTTTTACCGTTATAAAATAAAGTTCCACAATTATGATTACTTAAATATATTTGAACCGATAACACCCTGTTTGCATAATTAAAACTATGTTCACTATGCCAGTTTGAAAAAGATTTACCTGGTGGAAAATGTTTTATTCTTAAACTTGTTAAAGACCATGGTGAAGAAGTTAAATCTATTTCGGGATAATTTGTTATATATTCATTGTGTAATACAACATTTATTTTTTTACTTAATAATTGAAAGTTATTATCTTCTATATCATAATAATTATATGACTGCCATTTTTTGCTTTTTTCTAAATTAATTGAATATGTATTAATTAATTCATGACACTCATCTGCAGACAGTAAATTGTCTTTTACTAATATGTGGTCTTTCATTTATTATTTTATAATTTCTAAATTACCTGAAATAGATATTCTTTCTCCGTTTGATTTAAAACTGTTGACATAGTGATGTAAAGAAGCAGGAAATATAAACAAGTCTCCTACTTCAGGTATAAAATTATTTGCACTTATATAAAATTTATTGTCTTTTAAATCATTAACAAAATTTACACTTCCAGGTTTACTATCACTACTAACAGTTTCTTCTACTTCTTTTTTTAAATTTTTTGGAACTTTAATAAATAACACAAAAGATAAATCTTTACTGTGAGTGTGCAAAGGATTTATTTCATTTTTAACCATGTAGTTTACCCAAGCACTTTCCATAACAATTTGTTTACCAGTATAACTACATTTATAATGTTCAACACTTGCTTTTATGTAACTGTTAAAATAACCAGATAAAATAGTAAAAATTTTATTTTTATCTATTCCATATTCTTGTTTTAATAAACCTGCTAAATTTTTTCTGTAATCATTTTTTTTATTTTTGCTACAAAGTTTTTGTATTTTTTCTAAAGATTTTTTGTCTACTTGAGTTCTGTATAAAAAAGGACCCCAATGATAAAACTGATAATTAATAATTTTTTCTTTCATTTTTATAAAATATATTATATACATATAATATATAGAAAGCAATGATTCAAACAATTAACACCCACACACCTAATTTAACAAATGTTAGTATTATTCAAGAATTATATAAAGTAGCTAATTGGCAGTTTCCTTTTGAAAAAGATAAAGGTGATTTAAATAATTTTGACCAAGGAATGGCCTACACTAGTTTTAAAAAAAACTTGTTTGGTTTTGAACGTCACCCTATTTTAAATACCTTTGCGGAAAAAATTTTTAACATTGTAACAAATAAAAAAGGAACTATAGCTAGAATATATTGGAATTGGTATAATCAAAACTCACAAACTTTTTTTCACAAAGATAATCTTCAACACAATTGCTTTTCTATATTATATAATATTCACAGTAATGATGGAGGCACTGAATTTATTGTAGATAATAAAACATTGTTTTATAAAAGTAATGAAAGTGAAGCTATATTATTTCCAAGTTTAATAGAACACCGAGGTGTTTCACCTAAGAAAAATAAACAAAGATTTAGTTTAAATATTATATATTATATTTAAGAAGAGTAACTTGTTGGTCTTGGACCTTTTTCAGACTCATCTCTAGAGTCACTGTCCCATTCTTCTTGAAGAAGATTTAAATGTTCTGCATCCCATTTATCAATAAATTGTTGGATATCACCTAATACAGATGAATCATATGTTGAGTTAGGAGTTGTATCTCTATACTCTACTTGATCTGTGTCATCGTCAGCTGTGTATTGAATTGCCCAAATATTAGAAAATTTAGAATCATTCCAAAAAGAATCATCATTAACATAATAACCTGTACCCGATTCAGCACCGTTATTTTTAATAATTTTTTTGTCTTCAAATATAATTGTCCAATTTCCTTTTTTCATAAATATTCCTATGTCTTAATTATATATATTAAAGCTATATATGGTTGTAAAGTTGAAACTGCATTTGCATTGTGTCCATGAGCAGTACCACTACCCGCAGTGGAAACAGTTCTGTTACCATCGTTACCTGTTTTACCACCACCAAAAGTAGGCAGAATTCTTGGATCTGGGTCACCTCCAGGAGGTGATAATGGTATAGTGTGAGTGTGAGAAGCAAGTTGCCCTTCACTAATAGATGTATTGTTAACTGATGGAGTTACAGTATTTGCTCCACCTGTCGAAGCTAATGCTTTTGTTCCTGATTTTCCAACCGGGACATTATCTTGAAGATTGGGTAAATTAAAAGTTGATGATCCATCTCCAGCCCCATAAGTTGTACCTACAACTGCAAACAATGCAGAGTAAGTTGATCTAGATACAGCTGCACCAGTGCACTCTAAAAATCCAGTTGGAATACTGGAATCTGACCAAGATAAAATTGTACCTGTAACAGTTCCTTCAATACCTGTAAGGTCTGACCCATTAAAATTATATTTAGTTGCTTCGTAATTTGCCATAATGTTATTTCTCCGTATATGTCCAACCTACATTTGAACCAGAGTAGACCAATCCAAATGCTGCACCCTCAGTATTAACTACTAAGTCTGCTGCTGCATTAGTTATTTTAGAACTATTTCTTCCAACAGTCAATGCGTTAGTATCAAAAGTGTATCTTGAATCTACAAAATTTACTTGAGCACCTACAGCGGGTGATGCAGGAAGAGTTATTGTAACTGCTCCCCCACTTGTATCTACAAAAATTCTATCTTGATCTACTGCTGTGTATGATCCTGTTTTAGTAAGCCAATCATTGGGTGCGTAATTAGAAAATGGAACTTCGTAAACACCTGTGTTAGTTGCAACACCATCTAACCAAATAATTTTCCATTCTTTGTCATCAGTTGCCCAAGTAACTGTTGCACCTGAACCGGATACAGCTTTTAATTGTAATGTTTCTGCACCAGTAGTGCTATTTTTAATAAAATAAAAATTTTCTGTAAGAAGAGGAAATGTTAAAATTCTTGATCCTGTAAGAGCACCTGTTAATTCTATAACTCTGTGTTGAGCAGTACCTGTTAAAGCACCATCCGCAATAGTTAAAGCTGTAGTCCCTGATCCTGCAACTGCTAAAGATAAATACCCACCTGTAAGTTGTTCTACAAGATTTAAATTTGCGTTAGTTTTTGTTCCCCAAGTACCAGCATTTTCGCCGGTTGCCATTAGTTCTATACCAAGGTCTGTAAATGTTGATGCCATAATTTTGTACTCCTGATTGTTTTATTTATATTGTTTATTTAGTCCTAAGTCAAACATAATTATGCAGGTGTTTTTCTTGTATATCCTGTGCTTGTTTTAGGTGTTCTTCTTACATATCCTGAGCTTGTTTTAGGGGTACGTCTTTCATAATATTTAAGAATTAATCCCGCAGCATTGACACTAGATGTTGCTTGTACTCCTGTTAAACCTATAACATCTGCTGGATTAATAGATCCTGTTGAAGATGTTGCTTGTACTCCTGTTAAACCTACTTGCATATCGTCAAGAGTAATAGAACCAACTAATGACGTTGCCCCTACTCCAACTGGAATAACAACAGGAGATTGTGTAATAGCTACTTCACCTATTGAAGACGTTGCTTCTATTCCTGTTAAACCCACAACATCTGCTGGGTTAAGAGATCCTGTTGATGATGTTGCACTAAGACCTGTTAATGGAATTCCTATTTCAATATTTAAAGAACCTACAGAAGATGTTGAGCTAATACCTGTTATTGGTTCTGTGCTTACACCAAATGATAAACCTGGTGTTCCCACAGAAGAAGTTATTTCTAAACCAGTTAAACCCATTACATCTGCTGGAGAAATACTTCCGACACTTAAAGTTGTGTTAAGGCCTGTTAATAGTACCGCAGCATCATCTGCTTGGCCCCATGCTTCTTCACCCCACGCATCATGGCCCCAACCGATTTCATTATAAGCTTCTACTACACCTACGGAAGACGTTAATCCAAATCCATTTATTGCAAGAGTTAGGTTTTCTAAATCACCCCAGTTATTATTTCCCCAAGTTAAACCACCCCATCCTGTTGCAGGAAAAGCATCAACATCACCTAATGCACTTGTGGTGCTGAGACCAGTTAATGTTACAGTTGTAGTGTTTGCTCCCCAATCTTCAAATCCCCACGTATCACCACCCCAACCTTGTTCAGGAAATGCATCAACACTACCTAATGATGTGGTTGCTGATAAACCTGTTGGTATTTCAGTTACTGTGGATGATTGCCAAGAGTTAGAACCCCAAGAGTGTTGTCCCCAGGTAGTTGACATAAGGATTACCCCCCTATGCTATACGAAGGATTGCTGCGCTTGCGCTTGCTGCTGGAAATTGAATTGTAAAAGTTCCACTTGATACAGTTTTATCTCCACCAAATGCAATTGAGCAAACTGCTCTATCGGCGTTTGTATCATTATAAATTAAACAACCGTTAGCTGTAAATGAAGCTGATGTAAAAGATACATCTGCAAAATCACAAACTGCAGTTGTACCATCTAAAACTGGTGTTACACTTGTAAGTGCTTTTCCACCAGCTGTATAAGCTGAACCCGATGTGTTAGTAATTTCAGTGTTAGACCCACCACCTGGATTAGTTGCGTAAGCTGTAGTGGTTGCACCTAAATTTGCACTACTTGTGTACAATGCTAATTTAAATGAGTTTCCAGACGATGCTGTAAAATTGTGTAAAGCTTGTAAAACTTCTGCTTTAAAACTGCTACATACTGCTGATGCTATTGACATAATTTTTTATCTCCTAATTTTTTTATGGTGAAGGTGATTTGACTTGTATTCTAACTGTTCCGTCAGTGTAATCGTCTCTTCTTCTTCTCCCAATTTGCATTCCTGCAAACTGTTGTATTGATGTTTTATACTTATTCTCGTACAGTGTCAACATCTCCATTGGACCTTTTAAGAATGCAAATGCTTCTA